AACCAGTTTCTTCGCATTTCCCATTCGGTCCATATTGGATCCTGTTTTGCAATGGCTGTATCTACCGCTTCTATTGCATATCTATGACCAATTGCATAATTTCCATAATAAGCTCCTGATACTGCACTTCCGGAACACTTCAGTCTTTCTGCTGCCTGTTTCAGCGTAACCGCCGGCTCTATAGTCTTTCCTGTCTTTATGTCTGTGATTTCATATAAATTCATTTCCTCTCCTCATAGAATCTGCATTCCTTGCAGTTCGTTCTGGCCGTAACATATTTGCCTTTGATGATGTGCATGTTCGGACAGGTGGGACGGGTGTATACTGCTACAGCTCCGATGTGTCCTGTACTATGTTTACATATTTCTGCTCTTTGTGCTATGTTCATATGTCCTCCTTAAATATATTCTTCAATCAGCCAGTGAAGTACCTCCAGCATACTCTTCTTTGTGATGCTGTTATGTGTAGGCATATCAATCACTTCCTGAATCGCTGTGATCTTGCCTTCTACTTCTGTTTCTTCGTTATGGATATCTTTAAATATTGCAGTTGCTTTTCCTATGTTCATTTATTCGTCCTCCAGATAGTTTTTTCCAAACGTCTTTACGAATTGTTCCCTGCTGCCACATTTCTCTTCAAATGCTCTCTGACCAATCCGCTGTAAAGTAACTCGGACTTCTTTGTTTCTATGTGCAGCTATATCTGATGTTCTGTGGCATTCCGGGCAAAGATACACAGTCAAGCCATATTGCTCGGAGTATTTGCGATTTGCACTGCCATAGATGTGATGACGTTCTGTATAGCCTGTTTTTCCGCAGATGAAACACTGACCTTTTGCATCTCTGTCTATGATACTTTTGTGGTGCTTCTTTCGTTTTTTTCTAATGGTTCCTTTTGGGAATAACAATCCTTCCTGATTCATACCCAGTATCCTTTCATTGATGGTACATCAAATTCTGTTCTCTGGAAGAATATCCCTATCCAGTGTGTCTGAATATCTTTCTGTAATTCTTCCAGTGTATCTTTTACGATCACGGTATCTGTTGGTTTGGTTAATTCAAATATTCTGCCTATGGATTTCGTCGGATAATCTTCCGGGTGTTCAAATACTGCAATGATCGGGAATCTGATGTCCTCTAAATTTATCTCCTGTATCGATGTGACGATCTTATCCATTCATTTCTCCTTGAAATATTCCAGTTAAAGTCTTCTACTGCTCTGGTGGCTGCCTGTTTCTTCAGCTCTGCCAGTCCGCCCCAGGGTTTGCAAAGAAAATCATGGAACCGGCGGCTACTGTAATGCATCCATCCCGGAGGATTCTGACCGGTTACTTTTCTAAATAATTTCTTTTTCTGTCTGAGATTCATTTTTCTCCTTTCCCCTTCCTGTGATCTGACAGGCTCACACAGGAAGGATGTATCTATGTGAATTTTAGGGCACCCTTAATCTTCCCAGGGTCTTCCGTTATGGTCTACTTTTCCGTTTAACCATTCATTCCAGAAGACCGGATCCAGAAGTGTATTGTATGTCTTGTTTGCAAACTGCCGCATGGCTCTCGCTATATACTCAGCTGTGCCATAAGCTGTTAACGTATCTATGTACTCTTTTCTAGTCTTAGGTTCTGCTGCCGGTGGCTCTGATCCGGATTGCGCCGGCGCAATTTCCTGTTCTTTCGGTTCTACGGGTTTGGGCATATATTCCGGATGGTTTTCAATGCTGTCCTGACCTGGGATCTGTGGTTCTGACTCTGAAAGTGCTGTTTCTTGACTTTTTTCTATGTTTTCCGGTTGAGATTTCGGCGTTTCAGAATGGAAATCTGCTTTAGGCTTTCCTGGTACGGAGTCCTCTTTTTCTGGAACTGCTGTTTTTTGATCTTCTGTATGGTTATCCACAGAGTTTTCCACTTTTCCAGTTGGTTTTATTTTTTCTGGCTTCTTCTTTTCCGGTTTCTTTGCCTTTTGAACTTTGGACTGTTTCTTATCTGGTTTGATTTCCTTCGGCTCTTCTCTTGGAAATTCTTCTCCGTACTGTTCTTTCCAGGATTCCTCTGGTCCGTTTGTGAAATCCATAAGTTTTCTAAATGCCGCCTCAAGCTGCTGCCAGGTGAAATCCTCTTTTTCCTGTGAACGGACATTGATCAATCTTACCTGTTGTTCGCTTAGTTTCAGTGATAAGAGTATGCGTCCTGTTCCCGGGATACGGAGGGAATAGATTTTCTCTTCATCCGGAGCCAGGATCTCTGCTGCCTGGCTTTCATTTATGTAAAGGGTTTCGAACAGGTCTATATATATCTGCGGTTGATCTTTCCCCAGCTGATATGCTATCTGTTCCAGGATCGAAGGAAGTTCTTCTTGTGTCTGATCTGTTTCTTCCATCATCACTTCCAGATCTGTGATCTCATTTTCCTCTTTCAGTTCCGCACTTAAAGCTCTTACATCTTCTTTGGAAAAGTTCTCTGTAATCTCGTCACTTATAATGTCCGGAAGCGTCAGCATCTCCATCAGGATTGTTTTGCCTATGCCGGTATATTTTTCTTTCAGTCTTCTGGAATATCCATCCTCTGAATATTTATCATTGAGCTGTATATATCGTGTCGTCTGATCCGGGCGGAGTCCATATTCTGCACGGGCAAATTCTCCCATTGAACTGTAGCCGGATTCCTGAAGGACTCCTGTGTCTCTTGCGACTTTAAGCTGATATCCCAGCTCTACAGCACCCTGGGCCATGGTCATTGCCCCTGTCCTTATCTTTTCCACTGCAAGATCTGTGTCTCTTTTAAAACCCTGATAGTCTGTTGCCATGTTTTCCACTTATATCGCCTCCATAAAATCTTCTTCCAGTTTCTTCAGGACAAACGTATTCTGGTTTTTCTGAAGTTCCTTTATGTTCTGTTCCCTTAAAATGGCACTTTGGGCAGCGTGTTTCTTATCCTCTTTCGTGAGTCTCTTTTTGATTTCTTTCTGCCACAGTTTCAGAAATCCGCGTATTTCCTCTATCCCCGGTTCCTCATCATAGTAGGAACGGTTCTGACGGATCGTGCCACCCGGTTCAAATTCTATTGTGTAGAACGGGATGCCCGGTTCCTGTTCCCGTCTCAGGAAACCTATGAAAGTCTCTCTGTTCTCTATCCGGTTAAAATATCTCTCAGAACTTCCGGCGCAGTGATGCAGGGCATACCCTTCCCGAACGATCTCTACCGGGTTTTCCGGCATGATCATTCTGTAACCCTCTGCTGCAAATTCATATTTTTCCTTTACTTCTTTCATTACTTCCGTTGCTCCAGGAAACTTTTCTTCCATTATCCGGGCTTCCTGTTGCCGTAATTCTGGATTTTCACTCATTCTTCTTACTGTGTCTAGTTTCTTTTTATCGGTTATCAGTTCGTCATGTCTCTGTTTCAGGTCTTTGGGCTTATAGAACAATTCGTCATTCAGATTTTTATTCTGCGCCTTGCGCATGAATAAATAATCCACCCATTGGCTCAATGCCCTTTGCGGCGTCCCATAATACTTCCCCGCCTGCTTCCGGATATAATTTACGATCTGTTCTATGCTCATTCTGTCTGTGATCTCATCCGGAAGTTCTTCGATTTCTTTTGTCTTGATTCTGTTTTCTTCCAGATAGTCCATGGTATTTTTCGGAATCTTACAGCCATAGGCTTCTGCGTATTTGAGCCATTCCAACCGGATGTATCCACCATTCTCATCTCTGAGGCGATTGATCTTCTGTTTATCCGTCAGCCCCATGACTTCTTCTATGCTGTTTCCATTTACAGATAAGGGTCCTGAATAAGAGCCATTATATGTCCAGCATGATCTTGCAGTTTCCTTACACAGACGGTAAAAACGTCCTTTTGCCAGATATTCCATCATAGTTCCCAGCTTGTGAAGGTGACAACCTGCTGCCATGAGAGAATTGTAATTGAGCATGAGTCCCAGTCTTGCCATCTCCACAAAAGCATTTGTCACACTTTCATACTCTGTTCCTTTTAATGCCTCCGGAATTCCTTTAGGATACAGAAAGCAATCCTCCATCCGTTTGTTTTGTGGGTTGCTTGTATACCAGTCACTTCTTGTCAGACCGTTACTCCACTCATAGGTTTCCCCGTCCTGGTTGTAGAAGATCATATAGTTTGGTCTCACATGTCCTTTGTTATACAAAAGAATACGTACACCTTCCTCCAGAAAAACACGGTGACCATTTATGCAGTGTTTAATTTCTGTTCTGTAGTGTCTGGCGACCCCATATTCCGGAGTTATCCGTTCCAGCTTGCAGGCTCTTGTTTTGCTCCATATCCGCTGTGTTCTCTTTTTTACC